TATTCTTGACCAAATCTTATGAGTGCAGGATAATATGTTTGTGCTGCGTTTTCCTCTACTGCTGACGCTCTTCCGTTGCTATTGGTTACTATATTATTGTTATCGGTAAAGCTGCTTTCAATTATATCAATCGTTTGGTTTGACAAAACAGTCAATGACAAAATGTTCCCATTTGTGAATATTTGATACCCGCCAAATATTGCTTGTCTTTGTGCAATAATCCACATTTTACTATTGGGGGGAATATCAACATTAGTATCAATATCTATTTGGGTTGGAGTTGTTGATACAGTTATTGATTCTGATAATGGAAAACTATATTTTGGAGAATATGGACTTCCTGCGTTTGAACAAATTAGTGCTGCAACAGTAAATATTTCACTTATTGAAGTATCGCAACTTATTAGTAAAGTTGCCTTAATATTCAATTTTAATGTTTTTGTTGAAGATTTATTCCAAAACAAAAATCCACTACTTGCAAATACAGGATATGAAGAACCTGTGCTGCTTGCAATGTTAGCAGGTTGAGTTGATATTTGATAAAGAGCATTGTTAATTGTTGGTGTATTTGGTGGCTGAATAAAATAAGCATACTCGGCATATCCTATTGTATAAGAAGTTGTTGTAACCCATTTTAATTCATATTTTCTTGATATTAAAACATTTCTTTTTCTATAAAACAAATCTCCATTACTAGCCGATATTCTTGCCGGCACTCCTAATGGATTGCTTGCGGATTGCTGTTGCTCTAGTCCAAAATGATATGCATTTGCTGTTCCTGCATTTCCAATACCAAACATTTTGCCAAACTCAAAAAATACTTTTACATCTGTATTTGGAGTATAGTTGTATATAAATATCTCATAGTTTTGGTAATCGTCTGTACCCGAAAAGTTAAATGCCAATGTATTTATATCAGAAGTTGGATAGTTTATTTTAATAAAAAATCCCTTTCTATTTATACTTGCGGAAGTGCCATCTATTACTGCTTTTATGCTATCCTCCACACCCAAAATCTCATAATCAAAAATTGCAAAATTTGTAGATATAAATTGTGGGTTTCCTGTTACATCAAATCTTCTTAAAAATCTTATTCTATCTCCCGGAGTATATTCGTATGAAACAACTTTTTCGGTAGATGATATTTGGTCATTATAAGTTGCTATATTTTCAATACCTATATAAGCATATTTTTTACCATTAATATCTGAACTTTGATAAGCTGAATTGCTTATCCAACAAAGTCTTTTTGAATAGGTTGTATTGTTAGACCTTAACAAATGAAAGTATACTGCTTCTAATGGTGGTCTATTAGCTATTTCTAAATAAAGCTGCGGATATGTATATAAAGTAGTATTTTGTTGAGTTTGCAAGGTAGCGTTTACGCTTGTTTGTGCTCCTATTGTTCTTCCCTCTGAATCAAAATATTGAATAGCATAAGTATATCCACTATCCCAAGCATTTGCAAAGGTTGTGTTATCGGGTTGTCCTGTTGTTGCAGATAAATATTTTGTTCCCGAAGAATTTAATAAAACCGTATTTGAGTTATAGGTGGTTGTAAATCCACCACCCACTCTCATTGTTAATTGATTGGAAGTAATAGAACCTACTTGACTAAAGCCTTTGGTTACTAACAAAGCTGATATTGCAGTAAGTATAGAAGATGTGGTTGCAGTAAGGCTTGTGTTTGTATAAGATACACCAATATCTAATCCTGATGATGTTTGCAGGTTAATTACATATTGTGCTGCTGCATTGTTTAATGTGCTTACGTTATTTGCACTATCATTTGTTCCTGTACCAAAAAGATATATGTTTAGATATGTGGTTGTCAAAGCTGGAAATGTTCCTGATGTTTGCCCATTTATTGTAACAAAAAAAAGCAACCCACACTTATCGTAAAAATAATTAGCTGTTGAGGAAGTATTCAAAGAATACCCTTTTAAAATCATTGATGTTTTATTGTATCCCTCGGTTATCCCTGCATACAACAAAGTATTTCCATTTGCAAGTTCTGATGCGTTTGCTTTTAAAGGAACGTAGTCTTGAAGTAATTCAGTTTCATTTATATCAAGTGGTATATAAACACTATCATTTTTAAATAAAAATGTATAAATTGAATCGTCTGCTATGTTTAGATTTGTCTTGTCAAACAGCTTTATTAATTTCCAATCGGAAGTTATACCGCTTGTAGTTTGTCTAAACGCAACTTCTATTCCTTTTACGTTTTGCCCTCCGGTACTAAAGTTTATAGATATTCTGCTATTTTCTTTTGGGTTATTAGATGTGTAGTTTATTGAATCTTGCTGTGGCAAAGGAACTATACTTCTTGAACTCCATACAGATTTATCTTGTGTGTCATAAACGTATCTATAACAAAACTGAAATAAAGAATTGCGAAGGTTGTTTTGTGTAGTTGTTCCTGTTGTGCTATCGTTTTCATAAACAACTTGTGGCGGCATAACAGGCGGTGCTTTGATAACCAAAATATCCTGCTTTCTCCATACCGAATATACTTGTTTTACATTAATACATTTTGGCTGCGTATTACCATCGTTAAAAAACAATATATCCCCTTCCGTATCTCTATAAACTATATTAACAGATAATATCTTGTAAGATGGGTTGAACTCTAATATATCTACTCCACCTGTGTTGGTAAGGTTTATTAAAATGCTTACTATTGAATTGTTGTTATTGTCATAGTAAAGTACGGAGTGATATTTATTGCTATTCCATAAAAAGTAATATGCTCTATTTCTTTTTTTATCATCTCTAAATCCTATTATTTTATTGAACCCACTTGGTAGGGTATAAGGGATTAAAGTATTTCCAATAACACCTGATACAACTACATCTTGCCCTTCGCCCGGTGAATCCTTTGTTATGTTCAATGCATCAACATAATCTCCGTTGCTTATCACACGAAAATCTGCATCGTCAAGGTTCATCCTTCCATTAAACGGATTTGTTAGTATGGGCATTAATTACGCTTTAACAGTTAATCTTTGGGCTTCAAGGTTGGCATCGTATGCTTCTGACAAGTACAAAGGTTTAAATCTTGCAAGTGCCGTTCTGCGTTGGTTATAAAATTCTCTCTTTCTTTCTGCTTTATCTCCTAATGAGCCCCTTCTAGTGTTAGGCATAGAAGCAATATCTCTCCACGATAACCAAGCAAATAGGGCTTCCCTAAACACCATAGGAATCATATATTGTTCATCCGGGTTAGGGCTTGAAAGGTATTCAATCATTATATAGGGATAGGAAAAACTTTCGTTTAGCAAAATTACTCCTGCTGAATCATCAATATTAAATGAGCCTACATTTGGTGAACCGCTTGGTAGTCCATAAATATTTGTAAATCCGTATCCATCCCAATAGTTGTAAAACATTGGTGTATTTTGTAAATACCAATTTACAAGTGTGTTGTCTTGTGTTTTTTCAATTCTATCTGGAAGTGTATCGGAAAAGAAAGTCATTTTGTTATTAAACTTTAATGGAACTATTTCTCCATTTGAATTTAATACTCCTATTTTAGTATAGTTGAGGTAATCGGAAGGTAATTGTACGGTGAAGTTGGTTGTATCAACAGGCAACTTTACTGATTTGATTCTATAAAAGAAGTCAATACCTAGTTGTTCCATTCCACGATAGGCAATATTGTATAGTTTAGCGTACTTATTTTGGCTTTGTTCGCTTTCATCTATGTAGTCGTATATAACCGATTCAAGTGTTATATAGTTTCTTGTTTCTTGCCCCATTAGTTAGAGTTTGATAGGTATGCTAATATATCTGATTCACGAATAATAAAGTGCTGCTCTCCGTCAATAACAATTTCTTCTCCTACATCTTTTATATGACAGATAGTATCTCCCTGCTTTGCTTCTTTGCATCTATTTCCGGATTCTATTACAACTGCCATATTGTTTCTTGTTCTTACGCTTTCGGGTATATAAAGCCCTCCTTCTGTTTGTTCATCGGGTGCACAAGGCTTTACAAGTATCAAGTTTCTTAGTGGTTTCATTTTTCTTTTGCTTTTATCTTTTTTTCTTGTTGAAGCATTGCTTTTGTTGGCTTTTTCCCGCTACCCTTGTTTTCCCTAATGCTATCCCAAAGTCCATGCCTTGAATAGCTGCCATCTTTTCTTTTAATCATTGCATTTGTCTTTCCCATATTTGTTAGTTTGGCGAATCCACTCCATCATTTGTAGTTTGGATTGGTCTTTGTTTATTTGCAATAAGTAATTTTATATATTCAACAATAACAGGTATATAATCATCCGGTACATTTAATTCAGAAGTTAAGTCGGAAGAAACACCACCACTCACCATTCTTATTTTTGCTTTGTAGTTTGTGATTATTGTTCCCGATTTTATGTAAATTGTTTTGCCATCGTACCAAAAAGCAAATTTACCCTGTATTGGTCTGATATTATTTTGATATACTGATTGTGCGGTATTGAGTGGTACTCCTGCTCTTGATTGTTGATTAGAATAAATTTGTAAGGAAGCTATGCCATCAGTCTTTCCTAGTGCAAATGGTATTTGTGGTAGTGTTACTGTATATAAATCAGTATCTGCTTGCGTTATAGTCAAATTAGAAAAGGTAGTAAAGAAAGAACTATTTACAAAGGCTACACCTTCTAATTGTAGGTTATCGGTATAGTTTTTTTTCGCAGCAACACCAATACCATCATTTAACCACTCATTTACAAGGTTGAATGTAATAGAGGAATCATCGCTTGGCTGCTCATTGTATATCAGCCTTAATATCCTTTCTATGAATGTTTGTCTTTGCATTATTGTCCTTGTGTAATTATAGAGTTAGCGTAATTGAGTACATCTCCATCTTTCAAGTTTATTCCTGCAAGTTTTAGTATTCTTGCTATGATTTCAAGTTGGTCTAAGTTACTCCATTTTGGTTGTTCCGATAACGCAGAAGAATAAACAGGTCTGCCATTTCCATCAGTAGTATATGCCCAATATATTCTTGTTGGTTTTTTGATATAGGATAGCCTTGCTGCGGTTATATTGGCAGGATAGAACCTAAACCCTACATCTTCAATAAGGTAGGCAGGATTGGTCGCTATTGGGTCTATTTTTGAATTATAGATAGAGTACAACCTATCTTGGCTTGTCCATACTACTCTTTGATTGCCATAGATAGTCCACATAGCATCTGCTTGTAAATAATCTCCGGGATAAGTACAAAATCCATTTAAGTCAACTGATAAATTGAAATTATATATAAAGGGTTGTAATCTTTGTCTTACGTTGCTATTTTGTCCATACCCTATTCTTGATTGAGCCCTTCCGTATTGATACTGCTGAAATTCTCCAATAAGAAAATCAGCCCATGAATTTTGTGCTTGCTCTACAAGTAGGTTGAACTCGGATGGTGTTAGGTTGCCATTTTGTGCTTTGTTAATTGCGTATTGGCATATTCTGTACATTTCATCAACATTCATACGAATATATTATACACAAATATACTTATTCCAAAAATTAAAAAACCACTAATTTTTGTTAGTGGCTTTTTAAGATTCTAGAGATGTGTCCTACCCAATAGGCTTCCAGAGACAAGTCCTATCTTAGATTTTCAAAATTAAGATAATTTCTTTAATTGTTCAAGAAATTGTTTACTATCATCTTGTGGGTAGAGTGCAAAGTCCACTAAGTATTCGTGTGCCTTTTGGTCTGGCGGTATTTTACAAATAAAACCTCCATCAGAAGCCCAATAAGCTGAACCGGGTCTGCTTGTCAAGTCAATTTTACTATCTGTGATAGCTTTTTTAACAACGAAAGCAACTTCTACTTCTTTACTTCCTACTGATTGCATAAACTTATTAGGTTGCGATTCTGCGTACAATTCATAGTCATTACGCAATCCTTCTGCTGACTTAGGGAAGCCCATTTCATCAATAAAGCTGATACCCAAATAATTTGCGTGCCTACGCATATCTTCTTCGGTTGCGTTTGTTGCGATTTTGATTGCTTCGATACGATTCAGCCTTTTCTTTCTATCAATTTCTGCTTGACGAAGCGGATTCCATTCAAAGAATGTGTTTCTCTTGTACCCTTTTCGGTGTGGGTTGTCAAGGTTTGCGTTTGATTTGTTTAAAAAGTCAATCGCTGTTTGGTCGTAATCGGGAAGTCTTAAAACCCTGCGTTGGAAAACAAGTGTTCTCCGGTTGGCTTTAATAAAATCTTCCGTAAGTGCCTTTTGGTCTTCCAAATAAATACTTGGAAATCCTCTTAAAAGCCTAATACGTTCCATTCTTTGCTTCTCTGGATTCCAAACATCATCAATACCTTCCATGTGGAAATCTCCACTTTTGTTTACATCTGATAGCTTGTAAACTTTAAAGGTACTTGTTTGAATTGTTGAAGATTGTGTCGCTGACTGCGATTCTTCGTGTTGGTGTGATAAATCCGGTTCATCTTGAAATACAAGAGATTGGTCGGAAAGTGTTGAACTTTTTTTCGCCATAAATGGTGATTTTATGAATAAGCAGAATCAATAGTAGTTCCACTTATCCGAATAATAAAATATGTATCCTTGCCTTGTAGGTTTTAAATTATTATATTGTGCTGCCCTATTTATCGTTGTTTTCGGAACTTTTAATTCTTCCGATGCTTCAAGAGCCGATGGGTATTCCTTTATAATATTCAAATCCGAATCCAAATATAATACTTTTCTTTTTGAGTTTGCAAAAGCAATCCCTTTCGTTTCAATTTTTAAGGGGTAATTTTCGGTTTTATCTACAAAGAAATATTTCCCTAAAGTGCAACTCTTTCTTTTTACTGCATCCCTTACAATACCTACACCTTTGTTTAACCATTTTCCGGCTTCGGTATAAGATACAAATTCCATTAAATAATTTCCGTCAACATCATAACACAATACTGATTTAATTTTTTTTAATCTGCTTTTTTCTACACCCCATTTAGGTACTTTAACATTGTTTTCTAAATTATATTTTTTTACCCTTATTGATGATGCTTTTTTATTTTCTTCTGTATGATGCTTGCCTTTAAATGGATTTCCATTTTTAAATAAATTATTTATTGCTATTGCCTTTCTCCTTTCATCTAACTTTCCTCTTTGCCCATCTCCCCCTAATGTCATATTCATTCCAAGACAATTGTTAAATGTATTTAATTTTTCAATCCAATAAATTTCTCTTTCATCTAAAATAGAATCATCGCATTCTTCTATAATTTCAAAATCATGTTCATCAAATCCATATTTTTTAAAGCTATTAATCAAAATAACGTTACTGCTTTTTCTTTTCATTGAACCCTTGTGAGCATTTAGTCTTTTTCTAAAATCATTAGTTTGTCCAACATAAATTCTATTTGCCGGGCTTGTAATTTTGTATATTATCCCCATAAAAAAGTGGCACTCTGTTTTTGTCAGAGTGCCACAAAGATAAACAACTATGTGCAGTAAATCAAATAATTAATCTTGAACAACTACGAATTGATTCGCAGCTACGACTCTTGCGGCGCGGTAGGTCAACATCGCAATTTGATTACTCATTGTTCCGTCCGTAGGATTTGGAGAACCACCACCATATTGCCAAACACGTATTCCGTTACCTACTGTTCCCCCCTGTGGAGGCTGCTGGTACATGATAGTGATATTTTTGTATGTTTGACCGGAACGGCTATCTTTAGTTTCTCCCATTGGATAAATAAGTCCGAAGTTACGGAAGTAATCGGTTGAAGGAGTATATCCTGTCATTACCTCGGAGTTAAACTGCGGATACTTCTTAATTTGAAGCATATATCCATCAATGTAGATTTCTTGGAAACCATAAGATACGGCTGCTTCTTTTGATTTTTCACCATTACCCCAAACGAATGAACCACCGGGATAAGCGGAGAAGATACCATCAGAGAAATCTTGACGTTGGAAAATATCAGATAACCAAGCACACTGCTTTGCTGCTCCGTTTACGTCCATTACACGAGTAATTTCATGTAGTTTGGTAATATCCAAGTTACCGGGAGTGTATCCTACGTTTACACCATCTGCGATTGCTTTAGGGATGATTCCTTGAGCACCAACAGAAGTGGTAGAAAGTCCGGTATTTGTTAAGGTATCACCTCTCATTAATTTGTTCTCGATGTTGTTTTTGTAGCGTACAAGTGTTTTATACATTCCTTTGTAGGTAAATGCGGTTACACCATTTGCAGCCATGTCAGCAGAAACAGGATATTCATAGTAAGTGTCTGCCATTTGAGCCAAGTCAGTATTACTCCAACCATCACGAATTTCTGTGATGTTGTTTTCGTAACGCTGGTCTAAATGAATCAATGGGTCAACTTGGGTAGATGCTTCACCAACTTCTGATGCACCACCAAAAAGCAAAACCTCACCTGATAAAAGGGAAGGAGAACCTGCTGATGCAAAAGCAACAGTTGATTTAAGCGGTCTTACTGTGAAAGTAAATGCACTTGGAGTAGCGGTACTAATAGAAAGGATTTTACCCTCTACGTTAGAAGATGCTACACGAAGAATTTCACCTACACGAAGTGGAGATTGTGTTCCCGAGTTGTAGTGGTCGCCTGATGAAAGCGTTAAGGTTACTGTTGCACCGGCAGCACCTGTTACAGTACCTGTGGTTGTAACTGCGGGCATCAATTTACCACGATTTTCAAACCAAAAGAAGTTTCTGTTTTTTACTTCTTCCATTCCGGCTTGGGCGGCTAACCACCATGTAAAATCCTCATTACCATACTTTTCAGTATATTTTTTGTAATATTGAGGGGTAAGTAATTGAAGGTCAACCATAAGCTGCCTAGTCTGCGAAGTAAGGCTAATGCTTCCGGGCTTCAATATATTTGAAGTAGGGATACTCATTTTTATAAGTATTAATTGTTATGCTTTTCCGCAAAAAGCAATATTAAGAACCGAAAGCCCATTCAGCTAAGCTATCCATCATAGAAGCATCGCTTTGGTTAATCGGTCTTTGCGGAGTTGTGCCTACGGATATTTGTCCAGATTGCTTTAATTGGTGAAGCATCCTTTGGCTTGCTGCTTCGTTCCCAACCTTTTGAAGAATTTTGCTTTGATTTTCTAACAAGTAGATATCGGACATGATTTGTTTTACTTGCGGTTTCCCATCCTCGGCAAACCATCTTTTAGACAAATAATCATCCGGGTTAAAATCAGAAAGCAATTCCTTTAACGAATTTTTTTCTTCATCCGTAATTGAAAAGGTGATAGGCATTTCTACTTCACCATCTTTTACGGACAACTTGAAACCATCAAATTGTTGGTATTCGTTATTCAAAGTTTGCTCATAGACTTCTCTTGCTTTTCTAAGATTTTCGGAATCCTTCTCAAAATCTATTCTAGCCTGTTGGTCTATGTCTGGTAATTTAATTTCTTGTTGCAGTTTTTGCAATTCGGGTCTTGCTATTTTGGCATCAATAACAATCTTCTTGTTTATCTTATCCATTGCAATATCATAAACCCTTTGTCTTGCGTTAAAATCATCATCATCTTCAAACTCTCCTTTCTCCGGCTTGTCCGGGAACTTATAGTTGTCAGATATAAGCAAATCTATTTCGTCTTTCGTTAAATCCGAATATTTTTTTTCGTAGTTTAATTTAACAATATCTAATGCGTTTTGGGTTACATCTCCATCAAGCAAAGATTTTATCTTTTTGTTCTCTTGAATTACCGAAAACACTTCATCTTCTTTGCCTTCTTTAATAAGGTTAAACAGCCTTTCAGAAACCTCATTTTCAAAAAACATTTCGGGTTTTGATTTCAGCTTTTCAATTTCTTCTTTTGCTGCATCTACTGAATCGTAACCAAAGTTTTCTTTGATAAATGAATTGTAGTCAATTTGTGGTGTTTCTGTTGTTGGTGCAGAAGGTGTTGCTTGGGGTGTTTCTATTGGGTCTGTTGGTTCGGTAGTATCAACAGGTGGTGGTGCTGAAACGATTGTATCATCAAATGGGTTAAAATCGTCTGCTAGTGTAATTGTTTCTGACATATATGTTTATTTTGATTAAACTAATTGTAAAAATCTACCTAAATTAACAAATTTTACCATTGCACTTGCCGCAACAGAAGTAACTGATACACCTGTGGTAACATTTACGCCTTGTACTGCAACCCAATTCGCAGGAACTTGTGGAACAGGTAGTATGGTTGCAGAACCTGCCGCATACCCATTGTCGTTGGTGGTATTAAAGTTTATAGCTGCGGATGGCGATATTATTTGAACTGTTGCCGCATCCCATCCCGAAACATCTTCGTAATAAGTTTGTGCAGCCCCTGTTTGAAATACAGGTGTTACATCTACATATCTACTTACTTGTCCGTTGTTTCTTGATAGTTCTATAATTACTTTTGTTGCCGTTGCCATTTTTTTTGTTTTTGTGGGTTATTGTTGAGCCATTTCTTCTTGTGGCTGTTGTTGTTCTTGACCTTGTGGTTGTCCTTGTCCTTCTTGTTCCATTTGCTGCTGCTGTTGTTGTTGCATAATAGCTTGTTGTATTTGCTGGTTTTCCATTTCAACAGGCACTTGGAAGTTTTGCAAAACGCTTGAAACAACAGGCTTTAATTCTTCGGGTATAGGCATTTGAATTTTAGCCAACTCAAACAGCCCTTGAATTACCATTTCCTTTTGCTTGGATTCTGATTTTTTCTTTTCAATGGCTTCGTCTGCCTGTGCTTTTGCCATTATGCTTTGCTGATTGGCTTCGTTGTTCATTTGGGCATTTTGCTGTGCCTTTTGTTGCTCTGTCTTTATGTATCTTTTTTGCCCTTGTCTGAAATACATTTCTGCAAGTTCTACACTTTCTTTTGCTATACGCATTATTTTGAAAGGGTCTAAATATACAGTAAGCAAAGGTGTAGCGGTTATGGCATTGTTCATCATAGCTTCTAGCTTCTGCATTTCGTATTCGGTAGGCAGCATATCTACTCTTGCCAAAAAGTTTCTTTGTCTTACATCTTGCTCGGAGAACATATCTCTATACGCTTCTCCGCTATGAAGAACGGAAGCATTTAATAAGCAAGCTACTTTTCTTGCGGTGTCCTCCATTACATACAAATAGCTATCATAAACATAATCGGTAGCGTTATTAGCTAACTGCATAGATGATTCTATGTTTTGTACTGCTACTCTTGGTCTAGATGCTTGTTGTAATAGGTTAGGGTCGTCGCCCAATTCATCTTTTAATACTTGATAGTGGAATTGGTAAAGAGAAATAAGTGCTTGCAATTGCGGTGCAAATCCATTGTTTGCAAGTTCCTTAATTGGTATAGGTATAGCTTGCCCTTCTGCATCTCTACCACGATAGTAAAGTTTACCTGTTTGTTCCCAAATCTTTTGTATATCTATTGGCTTGGAAAAATCTCCCAAACCTAAATCAAGTTCCTGTAAAGCATCAACATCAATAGCCGCACCCGATGGAACCATCTTTGCTACAAGCTGCTGAATTTTCAGCCTTGCTAAAATCATTTGCTCAATAGGTTCTTCAATCTTTTCAGCGATAGCCACGTTACGCATATCTTGCTGCTGATACATATAAAAAGAGTATGAAAATTCTGCATCCCCTAATTCCTTTGGGTCTTGGGGTCTAATCATATTCTTTTTAATGTTCCATTTGATTATTTTCTTTACTGCCGGGCAATAAACACCTTCATATATGTTCCACTTTCCTTCGCTTACAAATTCTTGGTTTTCGTCTATCTTTTGTGGTCTTTCGGATTTGCGAATGATTGTAGAGTTATTCTTTTTTGTCTTTGTAACTAAATATCCTTGCGAATCGTATGACTTTAATTCAAAGCACATTAAGTCAATGTTGAACTCGTCATAGGGTCGTAGATAGGATACATTCCAATCCTGCATCCACTTTATCTTATCGGTAAGCTGATAGTCTTTTGAAAAACTAGCTATTTCAAAAATTTCTTCTTCGGTAAGTGTACCTCCGTTTTCCTTTCCGTATTTTGCCCTTAATTCGCTTATTTTAATAGAACGAATATGCCCTCTATATGCTGTATCTCTAAAATCGGGATAGTCTGAATATGAATAAAAGCAGTTTTCTGGTCTTAACCATTCTACAAGAACCTCCCCCTTATCATTCATCCATGTATAAGTTCCTACAAGTCCTACGGAAGCTGCATCGTGTAGCATTTTTTCTTTTAACACTCCATACCATCCGTTAGCGTTAAATATGTTGTTGCACCCTAAACTGAATTTTATTTCCTCTGGAAGATTATTGAACTCCATTGTCCATCTATCCAATTCGTCTTTATCTTCTGCCACAAATTGTCCTTGTGGAATCATTGGCACACCCGATTCTTGTGATATTTGAGTAAGCACCTCCTTGTTTTGGTAGTAATACTCCGCTTCTGCTGCCTTATCTTTCTTTTCTTGTAAACTTGTTGGGTCAACTGCGGTAACCTTTACTTTCTCTTTTCTTGCCATCCAACCACCTACAAGCCTTGATATAATTGTGTTTCCGATAAGAATAGGCTTCCAATTAATGTTTACATAATTGTTTTTGCCATTCATTTCCAATCTATCTAAATAGACCGACATATCTATTTTTCCGGTGGCTATTTGTCTATTCTTTCTAAAACGATTATTGCGTATCCAAAAGTATGTTTGGTTTCCGTAGATGGTAGAATATATTGATTCAGCAACCTTTTTACCAAAATCTAAATCTGATTTCAATGCTACATTGGTTGTAGTTTGAAAATCTTTTAGTGGTTGACCTGATGATATTTCGTTGTTGTTTAACAATTTATGTTAAATTTTATTTCCAAATATAAATACAATAAAAATAAACAAAATTAATTTTTATTTCTTGCAGATATGCTTTTTGCTTTTTGTTTTGCATCTGCCTTTGAGGATGCACCCCATGCTTTTAGGGAAAGTAACAATCTTGTCGGTTTTCCATCTTTATATTCTTTTCCGGGCATATTTCCCATTCTTGCAAGAAAACTTGCCCTTCGTGGGTTATCTCCCGATTTTACAGGTGCTTTTAATGTTCCACCTGTTTGTGCTTTATAAGATGCCCTACCTTTTTCGTTCAATCCTCCTTTTGGATTTTTGCCTTCCTTTCTTGTCCAAGCAGGTGTGCTCATTCGTTAAGTTTTATCAAATCTATATTTTAATTTGTTAAATTTGGAATATAGCTTTTTACAAAAGGCTCTTGTTTCTTTTTTTCTTTTATTGGTTCAAGCAGCAAAACTACCAACATTAAGAAAGAAACGGTTATATCGTAATCGTTTCTATTGTTTGGGTCAAACTTTTTCGCATCTGTTAAAAGTTCAACATAGTCTATTAAATGGCAATAGTTTTCAAAATACATTATTCCCGAATCAGTTTGTTTTGTTAAACTAAACGGAGTGGTTGGGAATCCCCTATGCCTTTCTGTTGTAGAAAACTTTGCGGGGTCTATTGCCGACTTTGGATAAATACCCAAGTATCCTAATCTTCCCCTATCTCTAAAATAAGTCAAGTAGTCATCAAAATTATGCTCAAAATGAGCAGTATATCCATAGTATTCGCTTGCAAGTAGCACTTGCTCATATAAAGTTTCCTTTTCGGATGGTCTGCCCCATAGCCATCCTATTGCTTTTCCGGTGTTATTTGGGTCTAAAAAATTATACCTTCTACCAATCCAAGCACTTGCCTTTGAACCAAACTTTCCCCCCTGCGTGTTGCTATAACCATCAATGGCAATAGCCCCATCATTTACCCTTCCGGGTTTTTTTGTTTTTTGCTCGTATGTGTATTTGTTGTCTTGTCCTTGTGGTGGAAATTGGGTTATTTTCCAATGGAAATCTTCATCTTTAGATTCTCTCCATTTTACTTTTTGGTCTATATCTCGGTAGAATAAAACCTTTCTTTTTAGTACCGGGTTTTCGTTTAGTTCTTGTTCCCTTTTAGCTATGTTCAATACGTTAAATATGCAATCATCTGCATCTGTGCTAAATGCTTCCTCTATCGTTAGGGGTTCTTTTCTTATCCTTGCTGATAATGCTCTAGGGTTATTTTTTGCTGCATCCCTTTCAGCCATTATAGATTTTAATGTTTTTTCTTCATCCGGGTATCCGTACAAGTCAAAATTTCTTGTCTTTTTTGCAGACATAAAGAAACGATATAACCCACTACTTGTTTCTCCGTTTTCTTGTCTATTATTTTGGTCGGATTCATCCCACAATAACTTAAAGGCATCCTGTATTCCGTTTTTATCGGTATCAAGTTTTTCTACTGTGGTTGTGTATAAAGCCTTGCCAATAATCCTACCTTCATCATCTTTTAAGCAATATCTTACTACTTCGTGTCTATCGTAAACATTACATTCCGTAGTTTTTCCTTCTTCATCACCAACGTATCTGTGTATCTTTTGTCCGTCATAAGCTGTTTCGTCTGCACTTTGCCAGTCAATCGCACTCCCTAATTCATCCTTATCTACTGAATCTTCTGATTTTTTACCTCTGACGTTTGTCTTTTGAAAACGCATTTCTGTTCTTGGATTAACCCCTAAAGACATATCGTATTCGGGTCGAAAGAATCTTGGTAGCCTTCTAAATGGATTAACAATAGTTTTAGAAAAGAATTTCTTTGCATCAGCACCTGTCTTTGATTGTATGCCGCCAAAAGTCATTTTGGTTCTTGTGATATAATCAACAAGAAATGCCCCTGCAAAAAATGACTTACCAAATCTTCGTTTGGTTACTTCAACCATTCCCATACTAATAGGGTCTTGTATGCAGTATTCCAAAAAGTAAGATTTTTCTAAATCTGGAATCCTAAATTTAGGGCTTCCAATATCTATGTTCCACCATTGAAGATAAAGATAGTGTAGTCCTGTTATGTAGGTTGGTTTACCATTGTTCATAAACCAAAATCCATTCAATCTTCTATCCCATTCTTGTTTCTTAAATTCTTCAAGTTTCTCGTTGTAGAAATCGGGTTGGTCGTCTTTCCTTTTCTTTTCGTAGTTATCCCACTCTTTCATTACCTCGTCATACCATACAGGGGGCTTTATTCTTTCCCAATATTGGTGCTTTGGGTTATCTGACCTTTGGTATATTCCCCTCCACTGTAGGGTGTTTGTAAAGGCATTAAAAACGTATCCGGGTTCGGGTATATTGCATATTAACCCTTGTATATTAACCGATGTTCCGTTTTCGTATGGCTTAAACATATTTTATCTTTTTTGTCCTGCTAAATCCCCAACGGAATTGGCAACCGATTCGGCTGTAATTGGAATCCGTTCTTCAACTTTTTTTTGTACTTCTTTAGTATCTCCTTCCACTTCTTTTTGAGAAAACCCTTTAAGTATTTGTATGCTTTCTGATATTGTTTTTGCATCTGTCCAAACGCTTTTAATTCTTTCAAATGTTTTTGAGTTTTTATCATCTATATCTATTTCGGTTAGTTTGTGTTTGTTTAGTAAGTCTGCCATTTCGTTTGCCTTTCTTTGCAAAGAGTTGTATAGCTTTCCTATTCCATCTGATTCGTATGAAATTAGCTTATCTGATAGGTATTTGTTTTCTTTTTTTAAAGAGTTTATTTGCTCTTTTAGTTCGTCAATTTCTTTTTTAGTTTCCATATTCATAGATTATTTTAGCTTCACTTGGCGAAAGTCCTATTAATACCTCACACATATTTACCTTGTTTGTCAAATCGTGTTCCATAGCTACCATTTCATCTCTTTCACCCGAACTTCTAACTCTGATTATTCTTTTTTCTTTTCCATCTTGGTCTTGAAATATCACCTCGTAATCAGAAGATTTTAATACTGCCATTACGTTTCCGGCATACTCTCCATCCGTAATATACAACTTGTTTTTTATTAGGGTAGGTTGTATTCCTTGAATAGCCCCCTTGTATGGTTCAAATAATCTCAATGCAGTAGAGAAGTGCGGAAATGGTTTCCACTTATCTTCAAAGTACAAATAACATTCATCAATAGGTACTGAATAAGTTCCGCAAAGTGGTTTGTTTCTTACGCTGAACACCTTGTTTGTATCGTGGATGGTGTTATGGTGCATTATTACAGGTGTACCCGGTTTCAATCCCATTCCATCTACTAATACTCCGTTTACAGGGTTGGTGTACCTTCCATTGAAGTTATCGTACCCTCTTTCAAGTCTTATTTTTGTTCCATCTTGAAAAGTATGTGAGTTTTTGCTTTCCAAATCTACCTCTACAATAATTTTGTCTTTTGGTGCTATTAGTTTCATATTTTATTATTTATCTATGGCAAAATGCTCCGCAGCTTGTTTCTTTTTTTAGTAGTTTGTACATTTCTTTTATATCCTCAAATGGTAAGGTTTGATGTTTTTGCTCATTCATTACTTGTCGCAAAGACTTTCCATTACCCATTATTGAATAAAACTTTTTTCTTTTATCCTGTATTTCTTCTTCAAAATTCATTACTTCAACAAATTCTTCGTTTGCTAGATGAAACATTGCACGATATTCTTTTTCGCTTTTAAAAAAACACATTCTACACCCCCCCCTGCTCATAAAAACAGGCATTTGTGGATGCAAGTTATGCTTATACAAAATTTCTTCACAATCATCCCTTGTTAATCCATCTTCTATTAATGGATAAATGTACTTTACGTTTTCTTGTAGCCCCCAATTTCCTTCTCTACTATTTTCTTCGTCTGCATTTAATCCAATCATCAACTCACAATCTCCTTGACTTTTTAAATAATTGTCTATGGGTTCTATTTTAAATATTCTGGTACAAAATCTTGCTTGTCCGCTAGGCATAAATTTTTGTGCAACAATTAATCTTTCTAAATTATCGTAATTTTGTTTTTTGTAATTGCAGTTACCTTTTACTTTTATTATGGTAAAATTAGGATGAATTTTTTTTATCTCACTTTCTACTTTATCTAGTCTTTCGTACATATACTTATGTTCTGAACCTGTATCAGCCCATATTGCAGTCGCATCGTTTCCGTACAAAATGCACATTGTTGTACTTTCAACACCTCCCGAAAATGATATAAACTTTTTCACTTTAATTATTTAATACTTTATCTACATAATACTCTACTGCTTGCTGATGGTAAAAGTCGTATGCGTTCTCTCCGGTAGGTATTACATTAGGTATAACAGGAGATAGTTCAAGTATTCTTGGTATTTTTAATCCTTCTGCAAGTTGATAACAAAATGATTGATTACCTAAAAAACCTTTTGCCGTAGCAAAAAGTGCAGCAAGTTCCCTAAAATTGTTTGTTTCTATATGGTCTATCTCTAATCCCCATTGTTTGCAAAAGAAATCTTTTTCCTCTTTTAAACCAACAAAAACAACTTTACTTTCATACTTTTTAAGAAAATTGTAGTCAATTATTGTATTTCTGTATCTGAATGTAAAGTTAATTATTAACTTATCGCCAAACTCAAATAGTGCAAGGTAGTGGGGTAGTTCTTCTTTTTTTATCCAGCTTTCAGACAAATCACAAGTCATTTGAGGGTAAACGTAAAATATCCATCTATTTATTGAACCTAATGGTTGATTAGTAAATACTTGCATCCGTACTTTGTCTAAATCAATATCGTATTCTTGCCCGGTGTATGGTTCAAACTTTTCAATGTAGTCTTGGCTTTCCAATAGTGGTTTTAGCATATTTAACATATACTCGTTCATCATTACTTCATCCCCTATTTCATTTTTAAATGGATGAATAGCCCCCTCATATCCTATCCCTGCTACATCTAATCTTTGGTATATTATAGCCCTTTGATTTTTGTCCTCACATAGCTTTTTAATACCCGGTAACATAGACATTAAGTCTCCTGCCGGAGAAGAAGTTTTGAATTTAATCATAATAGTTCTTTATTTGATAGCCAATCATTTTTAACAATTAAAACAAATCAACAATGGCAAACATGCACTTTTTAGCTTCCATTTATGGAAAAGGTACGGCAAGTAACGCATCGGCTCGTGCGTTATATTCTGCCGCAAACATTCCTGCTACGCAGGGGATTACAATGAGTTTCCCCTCTACCGGAACTGTTTTTTATCCAATCCCTGTTGGTAGCACCCCACCAAACGTATTTAATGGTGTAACTACCATTACTTGCATTGAGGTTCTTCCGCAAGGATTGAATCAGCCATCAACAAAGTATTATACTGACGCAACAGTAAGTACTCTTGATACTGCTGCTAAGTAATTTTTAGCCGAAGTTTTAAAGCCCCCACTTGTTGGGGGTTTTTTATGGTCTTTCCTTAACCCATTCTTCCATAAATTTTGGATGGGTTATTGAAATTGGTTTCAAATCTTTTTCTGGGTCAAACCACAAGTCGGGATTGAACACCTCGCACTCATCTAATTTTTTATCGTAATCAATCATCCCAAATACTCCCTGCTGCATATTGATGATTTTAGATTTCATTACCTCCTTTTTCCTTACAAATCCATAGTGGACTATTACTATGTTTTCGTTTATTTCGGGTTGTGCATTGGTAGTGGTAGTTAGGCTTTCTGCATCATCATAGGCACGATAATTTGCCTTTGCTAATCTCAATACTATATTACTGCAAGGAAGTCTATCCTGTGGCACATTCAGTTCGTGGTTGGGTGTTTTCCATAAGTTTACCCTTCTTATTAAGCAGCTATCTTTACCCGATTCTACAAACTTTCTTATTTCTGCATAGCTGTCTTCGTGAACAACCTCGTCTGCTTGTACCGACAGAACGTACGAAAATCCTAGTCGGTCTGCGTGTTGTATTGCTATGTTTGTGATGTAGGAGAGGCGGTGCTTGTCGGTGTAAAAGTTCCAATCGGTTTCGTCAAGATTGATTACTATAAGCGGTGTTCCGTTGTACTTTGTAGCCATTAATCTTTCCAAAGTATTATCTTCACTTTCTACATAAGCAACTATTACAACATCACAAACAGCTAATAAAGACTTGATTGATTCCTCAAAACAATAATCGTATTTTACTGCGTTTTTTAGTATTGATATTCCTGCTAGTTTCATTTCATTAATTTTTTATTTTAGCCGCCAAATATATCATCCATAGCATCATTTAAATCATCGAATGTGCTTTCCACTAGCCCAATAGTTGTATCGGGTTCTTCCCCTGTAACAACATTAACCGCATCTTTTACAAGTGCAACAGGAACTAATACAGTTTTAACTGCAACATTAAAAATACTTGAAAAAAATCCCATAGTTTATAGTTTTAATTTATGTAAGCAAATATTGCACCCTTATTTAATTCCGGATGAAAGTTTGGAAAGATTATGCACGAATAACCCATTTTTTCAAAGTCCGTTTCAGTCCATCCGCTTTTATGAGTATCCGGATGGGTAGAGTTTTCATCAACCATATAATCTCCATAGGGTGTAAATATTACTGATGATTTTGATTTTTGTTTAATTAATTCAAGCAATAATAGTCCATCTTCTTTACTAAAATGCTCAATGCCATCCGAACAAATTATGGTATCAAATTTTTCATCGTTTTTCAAAAACTTTATAGCATCTTGCTCAATAAACAAATCGTTATCTCTTAATCCAAAATCAAGTCCACGATATTGTATATCCACAAATGTTACGCTTTCAAATCCCAATAAAGGTGTGTGTGGTGCTTTGTGGCACATCAAGTCAAGTAGGCTTTCTTTTGGCTCGTTTGCCAATATTTCGCTTACCACATCAACCCACAAAGCACCACTACCTTCATCGTTTCTATAACTTACCATTTACTTTTGCTTTTTTCTTTTTTTCGCTTTTTTTCAACAAGGCTACATAAAAACCATTCCACCAACTATCATTATCGTGGCTGCCTTTTGAAGCCATATATTGCTCAAACAAAATTATGTACCCGGCATCTTCAATACCTTTTCTTGTTCCTTTTTGAACATCTCCCCAACCAAAATCATCGCAAAGGAAAATAAATTCATCTGCAAGATTATCTTTAAAATAGGTTAGTGCTTTTCTTTGATATTCTTCGGAGTGGTCGCCATCGTAAAGGTAAACATCAATATCTTTTGGTACTTCATTCAAATCTACTTGAAAAGAATCGCTAACAATCAATTTAAACGAAGATTCTTTCGGAAGAAATTTATTTGCCCAATGCTCAAACTCTGGTCTTGCTTTTCCGTATCCGTTTACTGTTTTTTCATAGTCGTTTTCATCCGAAGCAAAAGAATCAATGGCAACAATTTCTTTTAAGTTGTCGTTGTTTGATATAGAAGCTGTAAATGTTCCCCCTTTGTGAACACCTATTTCCATATATTTTGTTCCTAATTTTCCAATGCTATTAAGCAAATGCCTAATTCTTAAACTTGTCAAAGCAGGAACTTCGTATTGCTCGTTTGGCAAATCTGATTTTAGTTGGTCTGCGTTTTCAATAGCCAATTTTAGTGCTGTAATTTTATCCATTTTGATTGTTTTTAATGCCAAATTTACTTAAAATAATTTCCGCATCCAAATAATATGCTCCAAATCTTGAACAAGGTGGATTTTCTTTATCAACATAACATTCCATGCCCTCGCAGCCTATTGTTTCGTGCCAACAAAGCGGTTTATCGCATATTTTTGTTTGGTTTGGTCTATCATAAAACCAATTTAACCATAACATATTTCTCATATCGGGATGAATTACTCTTAAATCTACGCTACCCGAAAATATAACTGATGGAATACCAAACGCTTGTGCAATATGTGAGATACCCGAATCTATGCCTATAAAAAGTTCTGCCCCTGCCACAACACTCATTAAAAACGGAAAGTTGCTTGTTTTTATAAAGTCAGCGCCTTGTATTGGACTGCCATTTATTCCTACTTGAAGCACTGTATATCCCATCAATCTAAATTGGGTTGCTATTCCATCAAAAGAAAAATGGTTTATGTTGCGATAGGGTTGTGCCCTTGTGTCGTTGTGTATTACAACATATTTTTTAAATATTTTATGTTCTTTTATATCAAAGTTTAGGTATAGGCTTGGTCTTTTAATTTCTCCATCCGTTACCCCTGCAAATTCGTAGTATGTTTTTAGGTGAAGTTCTTTTGGCTTTGATTCATAGGACATATCCAAATTGTAGTATTCGTGCTTTACTCTATTAGCATCAAAGTTTTCGTAAAATTCAATAGGGTATTTGTGTTGCAGAAATAGATGGTAAAATTCGGGTGTAGTTTTTAGCACTACTCTATATCCTTTGTTGTAAAAGTGTTCAAGTACAGGTTCTACTCCAATAACATCACCCATAGCACCCATTCTTTGTATAACTACTGTTGGTTGGTATGGTTTATGAAAGTATCCATGAAAGCCAAATGTTTTTCTTCTCGGTTCTTGTAGTTCAAATGAAAACCTTTCTGCTATGTAGTCAGCAGCCCAAACAAGTCCATATGTTTGTTCAAGGTATCTGCGATAAATTCTACAAATAGAAACATCTTCGGGTGTTAATACCGAAATTGTTTCGTCTGTTGCTATTGCATCAAGTAGTTTCTTTGACCGCCACGAAAACCCTCCGTTACCATTGTTTAGTTGGTCTTTTTCTAGCCACAATGCACCGCAGTAATCATATAGGTACAAATCTTTCGGAAACAAATCTCCATTTAGTACATATCCATCGTGTTGAATAACCAATACAAAATCGGTGTTTATGTATTTGTATAGCTGCTTTATCATAAAGCGACTATAATCATCTACCGAATTTATGTTATCTACTTTTATTGTTGTTACTCCCTCTAATTCAATATCAGCGTTTGTAAAAAATAAACATTCATCCGGTTCAACCTCCATCAATGTTTTTCTTAAAGCTATTACTGATTCGCCTACATTGTAAGTATCAACGCATACTATTGTTACATTATTTAGTGTTTGCATATTCTTTAAAATTTATTCCAATACCTAATGAAAATTTATTTACGTTGTCAAATGAAGAAAGTAGTTGTATTTTTTTTATGTTGTAAGCAACATTTAATCCATATAGTAGGTACGTTCCTCCATTCCTTGTTACATACCACTTTTCTCCGTTTGTTTCTCCGTTGTAGTAAATACTTTTCGCTGCCATTCCACATTTTACCGAAAAAACAAAATCATTTAGCAATCTTCCATAAGTTACGTAAATAGTTCCGTTATAATTATAAACAACTTCTTTTGCAAAGGCTGGGTTGTAAAAATTTGTATAATCTATTCCTACTGCACCTTTGTTGAAAAAAGTTGTAATCCCAATACCATACACACCGGGAAATCTTTTTTTGGTAAGCTGAACACCCAATGATTTTCCGTAATAAACAGAAGCGGTATATTGTGAATAGCAAGAAGAAGCTATAAACAAAAAAATAAATAAGCTATATTTCATAGTTGTAGTTTTGAGCAAACCAATTTTCATTGATTGTAAGTTTAGGATAATTTTTTCTTAATACTTCACATTCGTTTTTCCACCAATTAATATGTTTTGCGTAAACAAATTTGTAATATTCTAAGTCATTAATTTCATTTACCACATAAGCAATAAAAGAAGAATTAACTGCTGAAAGTCTATCAAATGCTTTTGTTGCGGCTTTTGTAAACTCTCTTTTTTGACTTCTGTTTACCATTGATGGATATAAAATAGCATCGTTTATCATTTCTTAATTTTTTTTACACCAGAGATATACTGCTTACTCTAATGTGTATTTGTGCTTGAATGTTTTTATCTTCTCCGGTATATGTTTTTGCTTCGGGTTTTCCCTCTATATAAATTGTAGTTCCTTTTTTCATATAGTTTGCAATATTTGTTTTTTCAGTCCACCATGCACAATAAAGCCATGTTGTTTTTTGCTGTTCTACTCCTTCTGAATTTTTATACTTTTCAGTATGTGCAGCACTAAAATTAATTACTGACTTTCCATTTACTTGATTAACTGTTGCATCTTTTCCAAGATTTGCGATTGTTTCAATTTTTAACATTGTTTAGGTTTTTATTAATTAATAATTCTTGTTCTTGAATTGCTTTAAATATTTTATAAGGAATTTGAGGAACTACTGCATTTCCGTATCCATGTAATTGCTGTCTAACCAATTTAGGGGGTATCCCATCATCCAAGCATATAATTGGGGGTTCACTATTCCAATAACCGCCCCTACTAATTTGTATAGCTGTTCCGTAAGGTTTCCACTCCCACGATAGTGCCTTCTCTGATACATAGGAAAAGAAAGTTTCGGTCTGTTGCAGTCTGATGCTACTGGGGTATGCAACCAAATACAGCCGGGCACGTTTGTGGGGGCACCAGCTTCTGACGCTCTGCAAATTCTCCATTCTGCATTATACCCCAATCTGGAAAGTTCGGATAAAACTGTTCTAATGTCTGACCCTCCGTTAGTTTTAAGAAAGTTTGCGACATTTTCGGCAATAATATATTTTGGTTCAATTTCTTTGATTGCTCGAAGCATTTCCCAAAACAACCCTGTTCGTTTACCTTGTAGCCCCTTCTGACCTTTGCCATTCGCGATGCTCGCATCTTGGCAAGGGAAGCCTCCGGAAAGCACGTCAACTCTTCCTTTGTGAACTGTAAAGTCTGTTGTTGTAATGTCTCCATAACTAATTGAAGTTTTAAATTTTTTTTTAAGGTGTTCTATTTTATAATCAATATATTCACAATGAAAAATATTTTCCCATCCCATCCATTGTGCTGCTAAGTCAAAACCGCCTATTCCGCTAAATAAAGAACCATGTGTCATAAAATAATTTAATTAAAAATAAGTAAAATCATTTGATTCTTCAACTATTTCTTCTTGTTGTCCAAAATTAATATTTTTATTTCTTAGCAATACCGCAATAGGGTCTATTCCATTGAATAAAAATCTTCTTGTTTTGAAAAACATTTCAAATAGTATAAAGCCCTTTTTTCCTACTATCTTTTGTCTGCGTATCTTTTTAGAGTGAAATTCACAAGATGGGTTTTGTGGGTCTGTTTGGGCTAATCCTCGGTGGTATATTAATATGTTATCCATTTTATTGTTCCACATAGCACCATCATTTAAATCAAATACATCAGGGCAAGGATAGTTTCCGTTATTAGCTTTTACCATTAATTTAGGATGTGCTATTATCCAAAAGAAAACATTATTAGTTTGTGCAAATCTGCTAAATAAAGATAACACCCACTCAAGGTACTTATCTGTTCTTTGAAAGTTTTTATATTCGTTGGTAAGTTGGTTGAATGGGTCTATATCGCAACCATCTATGTTTTCCTTTATTATTAGTTCAAGAAAAACCTCCATTACATATTGTGGTGTAGGGCTTACATCTTTTGGATATACATAGAATATGTGTTTGCATACAAGGTCGTAAACTCCTTCGTAAACTTCTCTTGAAGGTCTGTTTGGATTACTTGGGCTACAATCGCATCCTAATATAATCTCTACAAAATCGTGGTAGTATTCTTCGGGTGGGTTATCTTCGGGTGCAAAGGAAGCAAACTTTTCTCCATGTAGTAACATTCGCATAGCTTGATACCATTTCTTAAAAGTTGACTTACCATAATTTCCGATTCCAGATAGCAAAGTTATTTCACCTCTCTTTGGTTTAAACCTTTCATCTAATTCGGGTATGCCTACTCCATCAATCTTTGCATAACCTTCATCGTATATTTTTAATGCTTGTTCTTTTACATCAATACCATAAACAACATCTTTCAGTTTTAGTCCTTCATCAAATATTGTTTGGTCAACAGGTATTTCTTTTCTTGTTACTTTGTCCACTAAAACTTCTCTATCAAAAGAAGCTGAACCATAACTTGAATTGTTTGACTTATATGCAGACTTGATTGCCCTTTGTGCTTCGTTTCTTGTAAAATCAGAATTGCTTACAAACTCTGATTCAATCATACTTGTTGCGGAATGTAAGTCTATTCCGAACCTACAACAAGCAGAAGCTAACTTGAAAATAAAATTATTTCTTTCCCCTGTAACAAACGCTTCGTTTTTATTTGTTAGCCAAGTAAGTATTCTTTTAAAGATAACATCTTGCTCTGCGGTTTTTACATAGGTTGGTATTTTTTCGGTCTTTTTTGTTTTGGTAAAAACACTCGCTTCCTTGTTTATGTAAATTTCACTATCAAAAGATTCATAGCATACCCTAGATGGGTTTATTCCGCTTTTGTCTATGTCTATAAATTCTTCTTGTAGTGCTTGAAAATGTTCCCGGTGTTTTTTTGGGCTAGATATTTTTACAAGTGCTTTTAACCCATTTCCGGAAGGAGAAACCCAACAAGCATATACAAATGGCTTTGAAATTATATCTGTTTGCTTATCCCTTAACTCACCTACATTATCAAAGTCAAGTACAATATATCCCGAATGTTCTATAAGCTGTTCATCTGTTCTATCCTTTCCAAACTTTCCCGAAAAGCAAACGGAGGGTAAATTAAGTTTAATTTTGTTCGCTTTTTCCTTATCTAAAGTACCCCTAATTTCCTCTACTATTTTTCTGCTTTTACCCGATTTAATTCTTTCTAAAGCATCATCAATGGAAACATAAAATGGCTCTTTTGAGAAAATGTTTTTAAAAATCGTAACCATAAATTGATATTAATAATTTATTTACTATTTATTTTAAGGCTTAAATTTCAATTATTTTTTGGTGGGTTGTACGTTTATACCATTTTACCATTTGAATTGAAATTTACCCCTACTTATGGGGGTATTTCGGGCTATTCTTCGGCATATTGCGTTGGAACAAAATTGTTTCTTGCGATTTCTAAGTCTTTTTCAATGTTTCTCGGAACGTAACCGGAGGGGGTGAAGTTCGCCCTTGCTTCCTCCAAACCTTTTTCCAAAATTTGTTTTTGGGGTGCTGCCATCGGTTTCAAAAATGGGATTGTGTTTTTAATTTTTGCTTTCCAATTTTTTATCGGTTTGTTGTGTCCATCCTTCCATCCGTTTTCCTGCCAAGTTTCAATTTTGGATTTCACCGGGTATTCAAATTTTGAAAAATCGTGTCCAAGTTTTTCAATTTCAGTTTTGGCAAAATTTAGCATTTCTGAAATTTCAGGCATTTGTATTTTTTTAACTTTACTATTTGTAAGAATACTTTCTTTTTCTATTACATTTTCATTTTCATTTTCATCTTCCATATGCTTATCCATATGAGTATCCATATGCTTAGCATATGCTTCGGTGTTTTTTTTCTTACTTTTTTCAACCAAACCATTACTGCGTCTGCTTTCTGTGTATTTACTTCTTCTTTCTTTTTCTTTCTCTAATCTTGCATTTAAGTAATATTTACCATCAAATTCAAATTTTTCTAAAACATTTGTGCAAACATTGTCAAAGCATACGCCAAGCATATGCTTAGCTTGTGCTTCTGTAAATTTACCCCTAGCAAACTGCAACATTAATAGTTCTATGTACGCACCTTTTTCTAATAAAGTAAAGTGCATTGTACCTAACTGCCAATCACCCGGATAAAACAAAAAAGCAGGGTCTTTTGCCATAAATAATTAATTATTTAATTTTTAAACTAATATCCAAAACCTCGCTTATTTTTTCTAAATTTGATTCGGAAAGTAAACATACCTTTTGAACCAAAGAAGAATATAATGTTCCATAAGGAATATCTGTTTTACGAGAAAGCCAAGACATTCTCCTTTCCATTTCATCTAGCCTTTTTAAAATCTTTTGAGAAATTTCATCTCTTTTTTTGTTGCTCATAATCGTTTTTGACAAAGTAAAGTATATTAGTCCATTTGAAAAAATAAAGTTTTATAAATATTTTTTTGTTTTGGAAATTTAATTTAACTTTGGATTCTTATGGCAAATTCAACTATTGTAAGAAAGAAAAAAAGATGCGTTACCTGTTTTGGTTACGATTATATTTTTTCTAAAGGTAGGTGTAAACATTGTGCAACAATAGAAGATACACAAAAGAGAATTGATAAAGCACAAGACACAGACGAATCAGAAAGTATGCAGAACTTGATTGCTGATTTGGATTATGTGTTTTCGCAGTATATAAGAGTAAAGCACGCAAATAAGGATGGAATTGCAACTTGCTTCACCTCTGGTAAAAAATATAATTGGCAACAAATACAATGCGGTCATTTTATATCAAGAAAGAATTTATCTACTCGGTGGTTAGAAGCTAATTGCAGACCACAATCGGAACACGACAACTGCTTATTAAGTGGTAATTTAGAAGTGTTTGAAAAGAATTTAGAAGAAGAAAAGAAGGGTAGTGCAGAGTATTTAAGAGAACTATCAAGAGAAATAAACAAACCTACTATAAGTGAGCTTAAAGAATTGATTATTGAATATAGGTCAAAACTGAATCAAGCAAAAAAGAAGTTTTTGCAGGGATAATCACCAAAAAGTAGGATTAAAAAACAAATATATGATGTTACAATTAAACCCAACAATTTCGGTAAAAACACCAAAAGGCGATGCAGAAGCATTGATTATTATTGACTATGGTGTAAATGTAAACTCTGTATGGTTATGTAGAATGAAAGGTGGAAAAGTTTTACATTTTTATAGCGATGATATTTTGATATACGATAATCCTATGAATGGAAATGGATGGGATATTGAAGATGGTTTTAAACCAAAAAAAAATGTATCATCATTTTGTTATCATTGTCATAAATTTATTCCAAATCACTTCAAAGAAATAGATAATCAACGTATTTGTATGAACTGTTATCAAAAAAGATTATCTGAAAAAGATGTTTATTAACCCTAAAACAATAAAAAATGGCAAAGAGAGAAAACACACTCGGTAGCAAAATTGAAAAATTGGAATTAGATGAAAGCATTTCAGTTGACAATAGCTACATGACTACAATGGTAACTATTTCCCGGTTGAAAAAAGATTTCAACCACAGCAACAAAAAATTTAAAGTAAAAGAAACCCAAGAAGGTGTAATTGTTACAAGAGTAAAATAATTTTAATTTTATGAAAGAATATTTAGAAAGTGTTAAGTTAAGTAAAGACCCATTCAATCAGCCACAACTACCCGAATGGATTAAAACAAAAAAGTCAGAAGTAACCGGAGAAGAATACCAATACAATGATATTGAACTTATTGAGGATATTTTGAGTTATTTTGGAGAATGGAGATACGAAATAAATAAAACTCAATTTGTTCAAGATAAGTTCGGTATCAGCGTAACAGTAGAGGTTCGTTTAACATTTTCATGGTCTAAAATATCAAGCCAATGGGTACCGGATTTACTATTATTTTTTGGAATAGCATCCGAATTTGCCCCAAACACCAAGTACCTTACTCTTGCTACACCCAAAGCAGCTTCAATGGCTTTTAAGAACGCAGCAAAGAAGATAGGTACATTATTAGGAAAGGACTTGAACAGGGGAATAGAAAACAATGAATTACCTTCTGTTTTTATTGAAAAAGAACCAAAGCAAACAACGCAGCAAAGAGTTATTTCGCAAATTGCAAACTGCAAAACTACTGATGAACTTGAATCGTACAAGCTGTTAAGTAATTCAGACGAAGTAATTAAAAAAGCATACACCGAAAAATATACTGAATTTATTACAAAAAAATCTTAATCTATGTTTGAAAACGCAAAAATACACTGCTCCGCTTTGGGTAATTTAACGACTGAACCAAAAGCTGCTGCCGACAAAGCTAGTGGGGCTTTATCCGCTACTGCAAAAGCATCGCTTTTAGAAGTCTATGTAAAACAGATTTATGGTAGGAAAAAAGACATTCAAACCAAGCCTATGAAAAAAGGCACATTGGTAGAAGATGATTCAATTACTACCCTATCAATGTATGATGGAGTTCTTTATCAAAAGAATGAAAAGAGATACGAAAACGAATTTGTAATAGGAACACCGGATATAGTAGATTCCTCTTTTGAGGATAATGATACCGCCACATATGGAAAAGTTATTGATATTAAAAGCAGTTATGACTTATGGACTTTCCTTGCAAACGTAGATTCAAAGATTGACAAAGGATATTGGTGGCAGCTACAAGGCTATATGTGGTTAACAGGATTAAAAATGGCAGAACTTGTATATGTTCTTTCAAATATGCCAGAGGAAATGATTCTGCAAGAAAAATACTACCTATTAAAGCGGATGAATGTTATATCCGAAGAAAGCCCGGAGTATATTAAAGCAGTAGCAGAACTTGAAAAAAGATTAAGTTTTGATGATATACCTGTAAGCCAAAGAGTAATTAAGTTTTCTTTTGGTGCAGACGAATCTGCATTTGACTTTATAGAAAGCAAGGTAAAAGCTGCAAGGATTGAACTTGAAAGATTTCATAACCTAAGATTTCCAAAATGACAATAAGAAAAAGTCCACCAGACGAGCAAGGAAATCATTTTGTTACCAAAGAATCCGGTAACGTATTGACTATTTGCTTAAAGCTAAACAACGAAACAAGGGAAAGAGAAATAGGTAAAGTGTTTTTGAAGGAAAGAATACTTGAAATAAAGCGTAATAGAGAAAAGCATTTATTTAGAAAGAACAAGTCTTATGGATTTAATGAGCACGTTATTAAAACAGGTAAAACATTTGATAAAATACAATTATCAGACGAGCAAAACACCTACTTGTTTAATAAAGAATTAATTTTAACAAAGGGTAGCTATCTTCATTTTAAGGTTTTAGGATTTGAAAAGCAATTATTCTTGCCCCTATCTGAAATGGAAAAATTTATTATTACACCAATATTTTAAACAATGAAATACATAGACTACATTAGGATTGGATTTGAAAGAACAGAAATGAATTGCGAAACAGAGTTTAAAGAAACCGGGTATCGTGGTTTTGCATTGGAAAAGAAAATAAACGATAGTATGATGGTATGCGTTTTAAGTGGAGAATTAGGTAACCCTAAACTTTACATTAAAAAAGATAATAGCGAAACCTACCACATAATTCCTATACCAACAGCAGCCGCTTTTGATTTAGTAAAACAAACAAAAACTGCTGTAACACCAAATACAAATATTGGGAGTTTAGCTTGTTAAATAAAACAAAAAACAAATAACATGGACCCACAAAGAGAATTAAAGATTTTTACGAGAGAGCAAGTAGTTAAAATAATAGATGAAATTCTATTAAATGCAGATTGTGTAATGGATGCCATTACTAACGAACATACAGATTATGATGGCGAAGAGTTGCTGAGCATGGTAGAAAATAAACCATAAGTGGTTGAATTGCATAAAATTAAATTCTAGTAACATGGCACAACGTATAGACAGGGTATTAGTGCATCAAAAGTATGATGGTCATTGTGGCTATTGCGGAAAAGATATAACACTAAAGGAAATGCAGGTTGACCACATGAAACCTGTATGGTCTGCTAAGGATAATACAATACATGATTTTAGTAACCTAATGCCATCATGTAGAAGGTGCAACCATTACAAGAGAGCAGACAATGTGGAGCAGTTTAGATTGTCTATGAAGGGGCTGCATAAAAGACTTGAAAACATATACATTAACAATGTAGCCGTTGACTTTGGAATGATTGATATTAAACCATTTGACGGGGTATTCTATTTTGAAAAATTAAACCAACAATAACATGGCACAACAGACAGCAGTTGAGCAACTGATAAACTACATGAAAGAGAATTTTCATCTAACCGATGAAGCATTGCAAAAGTTTGAGGAAGCGAAAGAAACCTTTAAGCAGCAGATAATGAATGCCTACGATTGTGCATTTTTCGGACATGGAATTAATGGAAAACCATGTGCAAGCGGGGGGAAATACTACACCGAAACCTACACCACTCGGTTACAAAACGAAACCAACTCAAAATGAATAAGCATATGATAAGCATATGCTTCTAAAAAAGTCAGGCGGAATTGGTTAGACGTTCGAATCCTGTCCTGACTACGATACGGCGTTGACCTGTCCGCAGCCGAAATGTATACAGAATAGTGGAGGGTGACAGCGGGAGAGACTGCATATTTATTTCCATCCATATTCGCCTATGGATAGCTTTATTTGTTTAATTTTTTCATCCGATAGTGTTATTTTTCCTTTTTTTAACATTCTTTGAAAGTTCCCCTTGTCTATTCCTATTTCAAGGCACATTTTAGACCATTTAAACTTGTTGTGAGTGTTAATCCAATCTACTATGTCTTGTTCCTTTACGCTAGGATTAAATTCTGCGTTTTTTGGTTTTACAAACCCTATTTGTCTTGATAATTTTTCCATAGTTCAAAATTACAACAAAAGTTGTACAAAACAACAAAAGTTGTTGAAAAAATGCCAAAATTAACAACAAAAGTTGTTTCAATACAACAATAGTTGTAAATTGTACCAAATTGTTGAAGCCAACGAGATGGTATCAGTTTTTAACAATCTCAAAATAAGCCCCAAAATTCGCTTCAAATACATTGAGTAGTACAAACACCCTACTCAAACATTATCTGCCAAATTTGAGCCGTTTCCGTTTTAATGTACCTACCCCTTACCCCCTACTACTAAAACAAAACACTAATACTATCCCCACCCTACCACCCACCCCACCACCACGAACCAACGCAAGGCAACATCCCGAACCCAAATAAACCCAGCCCCACAACGCAA